GCTTAAAGGAAAAAATTTACGAGTTCCGGTAATATTTGCGACTGGCGAAAGATTTGCAATATTAAGACGTAAAAAACCAATAACAGACAACACTGGTGCTCTTATTCTGCCTTTGATTTCAATAACAAGAGGGTCTATTGATAATACTCCTCAAAAAGGAATGGCTAATAATGAAATGTTTCCTGAAGTTGTCGCAAGACGTATTGCAGATAATAACATAGAATGGCGACAGCAGAAAAATTTTGAAGGTTTTGATAGTATTAACCACACAACAAAAAAACAAAACGCTGGGTATACTCTTAAACCTCAATTAAATAATATCTACGAGACTCTAGAAATACCTCCTGTGAAATATTTTGGTTGTACATATGAAATAACAATCTGGTCTTCATTTACACAACAAATGAATAAACTACTAACTGCAATTATGAGTGCATATACATTAAACCCAGGTAGACAATTTAAGATTGAAAGCAGAAAGGGTTATTGGTTTCCCGCATTTGTTGACAGCTCTTTTAGTCAAGATACAAATTATAGCGACTTTACAGATGCAGAACGATACATCAAATATACGTTAACAATTAATGCAACCGGTTATATTCTTGCGCCAAACATTGAAGGTGGAAAAGTTGGTCTTAAGTCGATTGTAAGTGCACCAAAAATAAGTTTTGACGTATTAACTTCTAATCATATTCAAGAACCTCAGCAAGTGGGCGTTAGAAGTAATGACCCAAATGCAAAAATATTTAATGATACAAAGCTAAAAAACGACCATCAAGTAGGTCAACAATCAGGCATTCCTGCAATCCAATCTTTAGATGCATTACAGAATAATATTAACAATGTTCCAGTTATATCTAGTAAAAATTCAAATAGCGAAGATGTTGTAGGGAATAAAAATTCTGAAAACAAAACACATAAAAAGATCTTTATAACTGACAAAGAAGGAAATAAGATTCCAATTGTTGCTCAAAACCAAGGTTTAGGTGAAACTGTATTTGATCAAAAGTATGCTGAATTTATTTTTAATGTCTCAAATAACGATAATTAGATATTATACTGCATAATTATATTATGAAAATTAATTAAGTATTAGGAGAAATAGCATGGCAGAGCAGACATTCAAGTCTCCAGGATTTTTCGAAAGAGAAATAGAGGTAATTAGTAGACCGTTATTTAAAAATAACGCTATACCAGTTGGACTTATCGGACCATCAGAAAGAGGACCAGCATTTGTACCAACAACAGTAACTTCTAGAGAAGAGTTTATTCGAATTTTTGGAGCTCCGGACCGCAATAGATTAAGTGGTCATGCAATGGCAGAATTTTTTAGAAATAATGGCAAAGCATTAACATTTTGTAGAACATTAGGCGGAGGCTTAAAAGACAGCGCAAATGCTGGATTTCAAATGACAGCAAAAGATACATCGAATTATTATGGTGCACCTCACCTTATTGTAGCTAATCATACTGTTAACGTTGGTGAGCACTTAGGTTTAGGCACATTTAATGACAACGATTCCCATGCAACAAACTTTAATCTTAGCGCTGGCACATCTTCAAGACAAGATGCAGCAGGCGAGACAGTAGAACTAATTCGTGCAATGATCTTTACACATAAAGATTATAAAATTGAAATATCAGCAGTAGGAACATTTTCAGCAGCAACTGAAGTGACACAATCTAGTGGAATATTTGTATTAAGATTTTCTGATGGTACTGATCATACTGATTCACTTGAAGTTTCTTTAGATCCAGACAGCGATAAATATATTCGTAATGTATTAAACACTGATCCGTTTTCTTTAGAGAATAAAAAACACTTACTTTACGCACATTTTCCAGTTGATTCTCAAGTAGCTTCAACAAAAGGCGCACAAAAAGTTGCTGTGGTTAGAGGTAAAGATCAGCTTAACGCTGATGCATATGGTAATTTTTCGGCCCGATTTAATACACCTCAAACAACTAAGTTTATTTCTCAACCTTTTGGATCAAAAGAGTTTGACCTGTTTCACTTTGAGTCTTTAGATGACGGTGCATATGCAAGCGCAAAATATAAAGTTTCTATTAAAAACATGAGAGCTAGTACAGATCCGACAGATAAGTTTGGTACATTTACAGTAGCAATACGCGATTTAAGAGATACAGATGAATCACAGATTGTTTATGAAACATTTAGTAATTGTTCGCTCGACCCTGATTCTGAAAATTTTGTTGCGAGAGTTATTGGCGACGAAAAAATTAATTTTAACTTTGATGCAGACTCTACAGATGAAAGAAGACTAGTAAGAGAAGGATCTTTCTCAAGTAAATCTTCACGTGTAAGAATTGTTATGAGTGATGATGTACTAAATCGTGAAGTGCCTGATGATGCTCTACCATTTGGATTTAGAGGCGTCCCTGCATTACTTTCAAATAGCGAAGGTGTTGACAAGGACACACAAGTCTCATCAACAGTTTTTCTAGCCGGAGCTACTACAGCAGAACTTAACCATTCTGTTTTGCCTCCACTTCCATATCGATTTAAAGTAACAGCCGGTACGATAAAAACTGGTGCAAGTTATGGTCAAGTATTTTTAGGTGACGCATCACCTTCAGAAACTGTTAATACAAGTTTACATTGGGGCTTGATGTCAACAAGAGTAAAAGATATTAATAATGCTAATAGTGGAAAAGACTTTAACGAAATTTTAGAAAACTATACAAAATTCTTTGGCGCTAGCGACGTAGTTATTTCAAGCGGCAAATTGTCAGATACACATAACAACAATAAGTTTTCTTTATCTAAGGTTGCTTTAAGTGGCTCAAGTCTTGCTTCAGTAGAAGGGACAATCAGTGAAGTGTTTAAAGATGCTGTATATGTTAGAAATGCTGAAATTGGTAAAGACCCAGCAATATATGATGTTTCACAAAATGTCATTATTATGGATCAATCAACAGATACTTTCGACCCGAATAGCCCTAATGATCAGCGCGTAACATTAGCCAAGTTATTAGACGAAGACAAAAACAAATTTAATAGATACTCTTCTATGATTAAATTTACAGCACCCTTTCACGGCGGCTTTGACGGTCTTAATATGTTTGATAGAGATTCTTTCTTTATGACAGACCGAGCAAGTTCTACAGAAGCAAGCGGTAAAGCAGCAGTTGGAGGCTTTTCAAGCGCGCTAAGAGGAACAGATGATACTGTAATCATGCAAGGCACACAAGATGACAATAATATTATTGCATCTTATAAAAATGCAATTCGAATAATGACAGATGAATTAGTAGTTACACATAACGTATTAGCAATTCCAGGTATTAGAGATTCATTCATCACAGACTTTGCTAAAGATAGAATTGAAGAATACGGAAGAGCACTTTACTTGATGGAGATACCTCAGTACGATGGATCGGATACAAGAATTTTTGTTAGCTCAAATGGCATAGAATCGAGTCGTCCAGATGTTGATACAACTTCATCAAGATTTAACTCACGTGAGATTAATTCTTCATACACAGCATGTTATTTTCCTGATGTAAAAGTCATCGACAGTGGCGATGATGATGAGGCTGCAATTAATAACAGAAGAGTTATAAAGGTTCCACCTACGATTGTTGCGCTAGGTGCTTTAGCAAAAACAGACAATGAAGCGCATCCTTGGTTTGCTCCTGCAGGATTTAGTAGAGGTGCCTTAGAATCAGTTACGTCAATTGATGTTCGCTTAAATGCAGAAGACCGTGATACACTTTATGAAGCAAGAATCAACCCAATTGCTAATTTCCCAAATAAACAATTTGTTATATTTGGTCAGAAAACATCACAATTGGCAAGGACAGCTTTAGATCGTGTTAACGTAAGAAGGCTTGTTTTAGAAGTCAAAAGAAGAATTGGATTAATTGCTCAGTCTCTTTTATTTGAGCAGAATAATAACGCAACAAGACAAGACTTTATTGCAAGTGCAACAAGTCAACTTGCAAGTATTCAAATTAATCAAGGAATTGAAGACTTTCGTGTTGTTATGGATGATACCAATAATTCTACTGAAGATGTTGATAATAACCGCTTAAATGGTAAAATTGTTATTGTTCCAACAAGAGCAGTTGAGTTTATTGCAATAGATTTTGTAATTACCAATGCAGGCGTTGAATTCCCTTAATATATAGATATAAGAAAACAAAATAGGAGAATATAGTTATGGCTGGACAAGGCTCAGCGAGAGTAACTCTTAAAGAAATAGACTTATCACAAGTAAGAGACCCAGATCAAACACCACAGGGCGTGCCTGCTGCTGTTGTCGGTCCAGCTAAACGTGGACCTGCTTTTGTTCCAACAACATTTGCAACAATACAGCAGTTTAACGAGACTTTTGGTAACATGCTTGAAGTAAACAAAGTTAGCAATTCAAATTTATTTGCACCTTTAGCAATTAATGAATGGATGAAAAATGCTCAAGCAGGAACTTTTTTGCGTGTGTTAGGCGTCGGTGACGGTCTGAAATCGACTCTTAATAGAGTAACAAACGCAGGATTTAAACTAGGATCTTTCATTTCACATGATGCAACTACTAAAAAACTAGCAAGAAATCCTCACATATTTACAACACAAAGAGGCACTGCACCACCAAGTGATCCTGGACTTTTAAAAGGTTCTAGGACTTATATGTTTGGTGCACTTATGTCTGACAAGGCTGGTTCACGCTTTTTGTCAGATGCAGGTGTTCAAGAAGAAACTGAAAATGCAACTTTAGTTGATGCAATTGAAGTAACAGGAAATCCAGCAAACGGAGATATTGTTACTATATTTTTACCTAAAGAAGTATTGCCGACAACAGTACATACAGACGTTACATTAACGCTTAAAGTAGTTAATGCTTTATCAGGCACTGTTGCTAAAAACACAATAGAAATAAAAGATAATGCAACTCTTGCTACTATTGCAACTAGTATTAAAGATGCATTAAATCATAACGCAACTTCAGTAGCAGATTCTGATTATAAATTTAGCGACTTGTCGGGCATTAATCCTTCTTTAGTTTTTACTGTAACTGATGGTACTACTAACGTTGAAAAAACAATAACGTTAAAGTCTACTAGAAAAGAAGGTGACGAAGTTGTTTTAACGCAAACAGTTGGTACTCAAACTTTACTGGGCGGAACGACTACTGTAGTTGGTGGTTTGCATACTAAAACATTGGCAGGCGCATCACTTAAAGCACCTGTTATTCGTGGCGTTTTGATGACTCCTCAAGGTGTTATACCTGCAATCGATGTTTCATCTGTCCAAGCAGACTATGCTCAGTTTGCACAAAGTCCAACTGTTACAATTGCTGATGGTGATAATTTGCAAGTTTTTGGAGACTCTTCAAATAATTTATACGGTTATGAAGTTGGTATAGTAGAAACAGATTCAACATCAGGACACCAAACGACAAAGTTAGTTTTAAACGGTTTTAATAATGATAGCGAACCTAAAGTTATTGAATGCTCTTTTGATCCAGAAAAATCTGATTATTTTGCAAAAGTTTTCAATACAGATCCAACTAAAATAGAAGAAAAAGGTCACTATCTATATGCACACTGGGATATAAGTCCGATAACTGCAGTAGCTGGTGATTCTACAACACAGACTACACAAAGAATTAAAGCTGATGCATTTTGTATACCCTCTACGTCTGAGTCTGGTACACCCAATTTTGATTCTTTTGAGTCGAGATTTAGAACAGCTGAGTCACCTTGGATAACTTCACAACTCTTTGGCAAAGGGAGCGCTTCAGCACGAGGAACAACTTTGTCAAATAGTGGTGCTTATAAATTATTTAAGATTTACGCTTTAGATGACGGTGAAGCTGGAAATACTAGGTTTAGAGTTTTAATTTCTAACATAAGAAGCAATGGAACTAATAGATATGGCTCGTTTGATTTATCTTTAGAGGCATTTGACTCTGATCCTGTAAATGGTAGTGTTCTAATTGCGTGGAGAGGTCTTAACTTAGATCCTGATAGCAGAAATTACATTGCTCGGGTAATAGGCGACAAGCATATGTTTTATAACTTTGACAAAGACTTAATTAAGCAAAGATTAGAAGAGACAGGTGACTTTAATGTAAGAAATAAATACATAAGAGTTGAAATGCACAGTCTTGTTAAACAAGCAGAAGTGCCTGTTAATTCTCTTCCTGTGAGTTCTAGTGGTCTTAAGGCT